ATTTTTATTTTATAAAAAGAATACAAGACGTGGGAGATTATACAAACGCAACTGATGTACCATTTAGATTTGTGCCTTGCATGGTATCAGGACTTGCGTATTATCTATCACAAAAATATCAACCAAACTTAATTCAACCTATGAAATTAGCTTACGAAGATGAGTTTGCAAGAGCACTAGCGGAGGACGGGTCAGCTTCAAGCACACACATTACGCCTAAAGCTTATTACCCAGGAACATAATGGCAAAAGAAAAAAATAAAAAAGTAGCATCAGTAGATAAATCATTTTACAAACCAGAATATGCAGATGACCATGCAATGGAAATGTTTGGTAAACCTTATGATAAATTAACTCCAAGTGAGTTAAAAGAATTTGAAGAAGAAATGGAAAGATTAAGAAACAAGTTTTTATCTAAGGGTGGTAGAGTAGATAAACCTTTAGGACCCGGCGGTAAGAAGAAAAAAGGTAAAAAATAATGGCAAAGTACGCAACAGGTAAATACGCAAGAGCAATATCAGACAGATCTGGTATGGAGTTCCCATACAAAGAAATGGTTAGAGAATGGAATGGTGCTTTCGTGCATGTTTCTGAATTTGAACCAAAGCAACCACAATTAGAACCAAAACCTATGAATGGTGATGCCATATCTTTGAGACATGTAAGACCCGACAGAGTAGAACCTGCTGCTGCAGCGATGCTAGGTAATAATCCTTTTTCTACAATTTCAAGCTCACAAACTGTTACAGTGACAGAGCCCAATCATGGAAGATCCACTGGTAACACCGTTAGATTTAGAAATGTTCAAGGTAGTCCTGGAGGAGTGGCTTTTTCAGTATATGAAAATGCATCAGGCTTTAGCATAACAGTTACGACGACAGATAAATACACATTTACACTGGGGGCAACTCCTAGTATAACAGAGGAAAAGGGAGGACCAACTGTGTCTGCAGGACCAGTTACAATATCGCCATGATTAAAAAATTAAAAAATTTTATTTGTAGTTTATTTAAAATAAAACAATGTGAGTGTCCAGAGGACGAACACATAGAATTATATACAAAAATGCCAGAACCAGAAATACCTGTGCATGAGCCGGAAAAAAGAAAATGTGGAACACATAATAGGTATAAAAAAAGTTGTCCTATTTGTAGAGAAATAGCAGGAGTGTTATAATGGCTGGATTAAGTGCATCAGGGTTAAAAACACAGATAAGAAGTTACACAGAAACAGATTCAAATGTTTTAACAGATGCTGTTTTAGAGAATATAATATTAAATGCACAATACAGAATTTTTAGAGATGTGCCTATCGATGCGGATAGAAAACAACAAACAGGATCTTTTGTAACAGGACAAGATCAAGTAAATGCTCCTGCAGGATGTTTGTTTGTAAGAAGTATACAAGTTTATGATTCTACAAGTGCACTAACAGGAGCGAATGATTATTTAGAAAAAAAAGATTATACATATTTACAACAATATGTTCCGTCCACAGAAACTGCAAAAAGAGGCAAACCTAAATATTACGCGATGTATGGTGGAGCAACTGGAGAATCTGATACTACATCGGGTCGTATAGCTTTGGCTCCTACTCCAGATCAAGCTTATAAATTTAGAATACATTTTAATAAAATGCCTGATCTTTTAGAGGGTGATAATACTAATTACATTAGTCTTAACTTTCCAAATGGATTATTATATTGCTGTCTTTCAGAGGCATATGGGTTTCTAAAAGGCCCGATAGACATGTTGACACTATATGAAAATAAGTATAAACAAGAGGTACAGAAGTTTGCTAACGAACAAGTTGGTAGAAGACGAAGAGATGACTATACTGATGGCGCTGTTCGTATACCAGTAACATCAGCAAACCCGTAGGAGAATATATTATGGCAATAACATCGGCAATTTGTAATAGCTTTAAACAAGAACTTTTAGTCGGAACACACAATTTTACGGCATCGAGTGGTAACACTTTTAAAATAGCTTTATATACAAGCTCAGCAACTTTAAATAAATCAACAACAGCGTATAGCACATCAAACGAGATATCTAACACGTCTGGATCTGCATACTCTGCAGGAGGGGCCACTCTAACTAGTGTAACTCCAACTCTAGATTCAGATACTGCGGTTTGTGATTTTGCAGATGTTAGTTTTACCTCTGCAACTTTCACAGCAAATGGTGCATTAATTTATAATGACACACAGTCCGACAAGGCTGTTGCAGCGATAGCTTTTGGTGGTGACAAAACTGTAACAAGCGGAACTTTTACAATTCAATTTCCTACAGCAGACGCAAGTAACGCAATCATAAGATTAGCATAAGGAGGTCCTCCTTATGCCAAATACTTGGAATCAATCAGGCACAACCTGGAACGAGGGTCGTTGGGGCACACAAAATGCTATAACGACTGGTTGGGGTGCAGATCCTTATAATGATGCTGCATCAACTTGGGGTGATGTAAGTGATGAAATAGTTTCATTGACAGCTCCTGATGCGATAACATCAGGTCTTAGTATTGGATCTAGTTTTGGTGATGGTGCCTGGGGTCAAGAACAAGGTTGGGGACAATTTGTTTTAAATCCTGCAGATGTAATGGGATTAACAGGTGTATCTGCAACTTTAAGTGTTGGATCAACTACGATAATTGGTAGTGTTGCATTTTCTTTAACAGGGGTATCATCAAGTTCAAGTGTTGGTTCAATAACACCTGCTGATGTAATGGGAGTAACAGGAGTCTCAGCAACCTCTTCAGTTGGATCTATTTCACCTGCAGATGTAATGGGAATGACTGGAGTTTCTGCAACGACATCACTCGGAACCATATCTACAAACAGTAATCCACTTGTGGATGTAACAGGAGTTTCCGCAACATCTAGTGTTGGATCAATAACTCCAGCAGATGTGATGGGATTAACAGGTATCTCTGCAACATTTAGTGTAGGATCAATAACACCAGCAGATGTAGTGGGATTAACAGGTCAAACTATAACCTCTTCTGTAGCAGGTTTTGGCACGGCCACTGGTTTCGGAATTCAAGCATATTCAGACGTTGACACTGGATCAAATATCTCATATTCTGATGTTGCAACAGGATCAAATATAACATATAGTGACGTCGCATAGGAGATAATTTATGGCATCAACATTTAGCCCTTTAGGTGTAGAACTTCAAGCAACTGGTGAAAATGCCGGTACATGGGGAACAAAAACTAATACTAATTTAGAACTAGTAGAACAGATATCTGGTGGATTTGATACACTAGCTGTATCAGATTCAGGGGATACAGATCTTTCAGTTACTGACGGTGGAACTGGGGCGACTCTTGCACACAGGATTATAGAATTTACAGGATCTCTTACAGGATCAAGAAATGTTACTATTCCAAAAGATGTTCAACAACTTTATATTTTAAAAAATTCAACAAGTGGATCACAAAACGTAGTATTTAAATATGTATCAGGTTCAGGAGACAGTGTAACTGTTGCTCCTGGTGCAGTAAAACTAGTTTATGCCACAGCTAATGATGGAACGAACCCAGATATTGATGATTGTGGATTCATAACAGCATCTTCAACAGATACTTTAACAAACAAAACTTTAACAGCTCCAAAAATCGCAGATGCAGGTTTTATCGCAGATGCGAATGGAAATGAACAAGTCATTTTTCAAACAACATCTTCAGCAGTAAACGAAGTAGAAATTACAAACGCAGCCACAGGTAACGGACCAATCATAGGTGCGAGTGGAGAGACTAACGTAGATTTAAATTTAAATCCTAAAGGTTCTGGTGTTTTAAAATCAGGATCAGCAGCAGTTAAAATTGCAGGGAAAGAAACCATTTGGGTTCCAGCTGCCGCTATGTATGGAGCAACAACAAATCCAGCTGATGCACAACAAGTTGAAACAACAGCTACAAGACCTGATATGAAAGTATTAGATTTTGATGCATCTACGGATGAGTTTGCACAATTTTCAATAGCGATGCCTAAATCATGGAACGAGGGAACATTAACTTACCAAGTATATTGGACACCAGGTTCAACTAATACAGGAGACTGTATTTTTGGATTACAAGCTGTTGCATGTGCTGACAGTGATACGATAGATGTTGCTTACGGGACTGCAGTAAACGTTACAGATGCTGGTATAGGAACAGTTAAGGATCAACAAATCTCATCTGAAAGTGGCGCTGTCACGGTTGCAGGATCACCCGCAGCAGGTGAGTTAACTTATTTTCAATTATTTAGAGACGCAAATGCTGGTGGAGATACTTTTTCAGCCGATGCGAGAGTGCTCGGAGTTAAAATATTCTTCACTACAGATGCTGCTAACGACGCATAAGGAGTTTAGAATATGAGAAAAATACCTGGAGAAAATTTAACCGCAAACGGTAAATCAAATAAAAACAAAACACCATCAAAAGGTAAGACTATGTTTGGTTACAATGTCTTAGGCTTTGGTGCCGGTGGAACTGCAGGACCTTATAACATTGATTTTTTAATTGTTGCTGGCGGCGGCGGAGGTGGAAGTGTCGGCGGCGGCGGAGGCGCTGGAGGATTTAGAAAATTTACAAGTCAAGAGATCGCAAGGGGAGAGACTTTAAGTATAACAGTTGGAGCAGGTTCCTCAGGTGGTAGTAGCTTTGGAGCAGGATCGGACGGAAACAACAGTCAGATATCAAGTGATAGTTTAGGAACCATTGCGTCTGCGGGCGGCGGAGGCGGAGGCGCTTTCGTAGCGAATGGAAAAGATGGAGGTTCAGGATCTGGTGCTGGTTGTAAGAACGGACCTGGAACTTTATCAGGAGGATCAGGAAACACTCCTAGCACATCTCCAGCTCAAGGTAATGATGGTGGAGACACTTCATTTGCAACTTCTCCTGGAGGGGAAGCTGGGTCTGGCGGCGGAGGCGCTGCAAACGCTGGTGCTGATAGAGTAAGTGGAAATGGAGCTGTTGGAGGAAATGGAACTGCAGATTCAATAACAGGTTCTTCTGTTACTTACGCTGGAGGCGGCGGTGGCGGTGCAAGAAACAACCAAGGAACTAATGGTGGTGCTGGAGGAAATGGTGGCGGCGGAGCCGGACAAAGAAATTCCGCTGGAACCGCAGGAACTGATGGGCTCGGAGGCGGAGGCGGCGGAGGAGCCTACGTTAACTCTGGAAACACTACTGCTGGCGGAGACGGAGGAGACGGTATTGTTATTTTAAGAATGTTAACAGCAGATTTTTCAGGGAGCACAACTGGAAGTCCTAATGTAGCAACAGACGGAGATCATACTGTTGTTTCATATTCAGGAAACGGAACCTACGTCGGATGATTAAAAAATATTTTGCAAAACTTGATGAAAATAACATAGTAACAGCCGTGGATGTTGTTAATTTAGAGGACAACGCTTCTGAAGAAGACGGTGTAAATTTTTTAAAAAATTTTTATAATGAACCAAACTCTGTTTGGAAAATGACTGATAAAAAAACAAAATTAAATGTTCACTCTGATGGAGGAACACCTTTTAGAGGTAATTTTGCAGTGGTAGGTGGTAGTTGGGATAATGTTAATAATGTTTTTTGGGGTCTAAAACCTTATAATAGTTATCTTAAAGATAACTCAAATTATGGTTGGAAAGCTCCTGTTGAATATCCTTCAATTACAAAAAATGCAGATGAACATTTATATTTTATTTTTTGGAATGAAGAAAACATAAGATGGCATGCAGATTTATATAGCGTAACTAACCCTGATTATAATGAAAATGGACCTGATACTAGACCTTATTTAAAATCAGAAACAGTTTATTATTGGAATCCAGATAACTCTACTTGGAACGAAATTTAAAGTATTTTATAAATAATTAAAATTAATTACTATTCTTGTATCAGTGTCAGTTTGAGAAATAGCTTTATGATATAAAGTAGAATCAAATGTTAATAATCTATTTTCTACACATTTAATTTTTTTATTATCTTTTTTAAATTGAGTGCAACCGT